TCAACTATATATTCAATGGCTGAAGAAAAAACTGAATCTTTAATAAAATTTTTAGGTGGAGATTATGAAAAATAAAATACAAATAGTTAGTTGGCTTTTAACCCGCAAGTGTAATTTGCATTGTTCTTATTGTAGAATAGTTAAAGATTATGATAAACCATTAAGTTATCCTAATATGAAACATTACCATCACCAAGAAATGTCTACTGAATATGTGATTGAAACTTTAAAGAAACTTAAATTACATAACCCAGATGCTTTTCATATTTTCTATGGAGGTGAACCTTTAATTAGAAAAGACTTAGCAGAGATTATAAACTTTTGTAATAAAGAAAATATTCATTATACAATTATTACAAATAATTCTGATGCAATACAACCATTAATTGAAAAATTATTAAATGATGTAGAACATATTGAAGGGATAACTTCATCAGTTGATCCAATGATTTTAGATAAATCTGAAGATAAAGATAGTGATAGATATAAAAAATGTGTTGCAGGTTTAGAGAGACTACAACAATTCAAAGGAAAGATAAAAGATATTGTTGCTGAAATTACAGTTGATAATAAAAGTATTGATTATCTTTATGATCTTGTTAAAATGTTAACTGACATGGGGATTAATAGTGATATAACTACTGTTGATATAGCAAAGAGTAAATATTATGATTTTTCAACTATAACAGATGAAAGTATATTAGTTCCCAAATCAGATAAAGTTAAAGAGATATTTCAAAAAATTGTTGATGATAAACTAAATGTGCATATGGCGGAAACATTGCTACCAAAGATATATGATATCCTTCCAGCTAATTTAGATTGTGGACTAGAAAACAATGTTCATAATATGACAATTGATGCAGATGGAAGCTTGCGCATGTGTTTGAGAATTCGTGGAATTATGATACCTAACATGAAAGCTTATGATTCTATTATGGATAATGGTGAATTACATTTTGCTTATAAAGAGTTTTTAAGTATTGATAAAAGAAATCATTGTAGAGGGTGTAATTGGAGTTGCCCTATCATGAGCCTAATTATTTCAAAACAAGAAGATAATATCGATAATCTAATACATAAGGAGATAAGAAATAAATAATGAATAAATATTATGTTTATATTTATTTAAATCCTATTAAACCAGGTTTATATGATTATAAAGGTTATAAATTTTCATATGAACCTTTTTATATAGGAAAAGGTTGTGGAACTAGATTACATGATCATTTAAAACGAGATAAATGTAATATTATTAAAACAGAAATAATCGAAGAGTTATTAAATCTTCAATTAAAACCTATTATAATAAAATATAAACAATATTTATTTGAAAACGAAGCATTTGAACTAGAAAAATTATTAATTAAAACTATAGGCAGAATAATTAATTTAACTGGGCCTCTTTCAAATATACAACCAGGCGGGGAAGGTTTTACAGGGTGGATTATAACTGAAAATTGGAGAAAAAGAAATAAAGAAGGTTTAAAAAAGAGATGGTCTAAAATTGAAAATCATATTCAGCAAAGTAAATCTTTAAAACATGCTTTTAGAAGTAAGAAGATTAGAAAAAAGATGAGTGTTCTTATGAAGAAAGAATGGTCTGATATCACAAAAAGAAAAAATAGGATCAAATCTCAACATACAAAATATGTTAAAAAACAAAAAAGTAAAGCTTCTATAAAAGCTCATAGTTTAACATGGGAACTAATTAATCCAAATGGTAAAGAATATAAAACTAACAGGTTAAAAAACTTTTGTAAAAATTTTAATTTATCTGTTGAACCTTTACAAAGAGTAGCAATGGGTGAAAATTTCCATCATAAAGGATGGTTTTGTTATAAAGAAGGTACTAGAGATATAACTATCTGGAGATTAAATCTACTTCGTCTTAAAAAATTATTAATTGAATATAATAGAAGAAGAAAATTAAAAATTACATCTATGGGTAGAATCAAAACTAAAGAAGAAAAGAATAAAATCGGAAAAGCTCAAAAAGGTAATAAACATGGTTGTGGTTATAATCATACTAATGAAGCTAAAAAAAGAATAGGAAATGCTTCCAAGAAAAGATGGAGGGAGGTTAGGGATGAATGATATTAAAATTGAATTAATAAAAGAACATGATAAATATTATGAAGCAATAATTGATAATAAGCCAGTTAAATTATTTAAAGTTGGTACCGTGGATAAAATGAGAAAGCAAAGTAAACTTAGATTAAATAGAATATCTGAATTAATAACATTTAAAGATTTCAAACCTCTTTTGGATAAATTGTATTTTTATTCTTGTGTTAGTCCAAGAGTTGAAGAATATGAAGAAGTTGTAACTCAGATGTCAAAAGAAATTAAAAAATTATATGATATAGTTGCTTTTACACCTTTAGCTAAATCACAAACAAATATTTTTCATTATTATCTTAAACAAATAGATCCAAAGATTTATGGTAAAGCTCAAACATTTACACGGACTACAGATTTACTATTTGAAGATTTGAAATACATTAAGGAGAAAATAGATGGCAGAACCGACAAGAGAAGAACAGGATGAAACTGAGGTAATAACCAATGCAGTTCAATTCTGGAAAAAGATATTTGATGAAAAAGAAGTTGTTATAAGGTTTATTAAATTAGATAAGAGTGTTCGTATTATGAGATGTACTTTAGATTTTACTAAAATCCCTAATGAACATAAACCAAACACTGTAGATATTAAACGAATCTTACAGTTAATTCAAAAAAGTAAAATTATGCGCGTTTATGATTTAGATAAAAACGGTTGGAGATCTGTTCCATTTGAAAGAGTTGAATGGATGGATACCAAAAACATGAGGTATGTTATCTCAAAGAAAAAATATTAAATACAAAGGAATAAATAATGACTGTTTTACGTGAATTATTAAATGAAATTAAAACGGATGATAATTTGGAAACAATTAGAGTCTTGTGTGATACAATTTATGAAGAAGAAAAACCAAACCAAAAATATCCAGATAAGAGACCATTCGGTCCAAACTTATTTTTAGTTTTAGAAGTGCCTGGTAGTTTACAGGGTGAGGTTGGTTTTTTAGGGCTAGAACGAGAAAGTGAAGATGTGTATTTAGTTATTTTATTCACATCAACAAAAATTAATATAGATAGTGAAGATCCTCAAATAATTAAAAGAAAAAAAGTTTGGGAAATCAATGATAGTAGATCGGATAAAATTTTAACAACTTACGCTAAACATTATAAAATATTAATAGGTGAATAATAATGAGAGAATTGAATGATGAAATAAGAATTAATTATGACCGTATCCATTTATATTCTTCTTCTAATGTAAATGAAGAAAATAATAATAAAGAAGAATCTTGTTCTGTACCAGTTCAAATGAAAAAAAGCATGCCAATGAGAAATTTTCAAGAAAAATTTGATCGTTCCTTTTATTCAAAACAACTTAGAATTTTACCTGATAAATGTAAATATTTTGAACAATTCGGCAATAAAAAGCTTTATGTTATAGAAGAACAACCTTCAATTAGAACTATAAAAATGATGTTACCAGTTAGTTTAGAACTTAATTATTTAGAAAATGCTGGAAAACTTAATGATCCAGATATAAGTAAATATTTTAATGAAAAACAAAATAACTGGAAAAAAGAAGAATATGATAATATAAGATCATATTCATTATCTATGCCATATGTAATATTTATTATTTCATTAGATCGTAATAATCAATATTTAAGCACTTGGATTTATCTTCGTTTAGCACCATTAGTGGGCAAAGATGATTATTTATTAGCAGCACCTTTTTGTAATATAGATGATAGCGAACAAATTTGCATGGGAAGTCATGCATCACGCAGAGCTAACACAGATCAACAAGCTATACAAAATGTAATAGATACTTTTTGGCATGCTAGTTATAATCAAGATTATATGTATGGTCTTCAAAAGTATCAAAATAAAAAAGTTGATGGAGTAGCTTCATATGTTGAATGGGAAGTTATGACAAAAAATGAACCTAATTTTATATATAATGTTGATTGGATTCCTGATACGAGAACTATTGGTAAAAAAATAAATCATATTAAAGAAATGTATAATTCATCTACCACAACATCTTTTTTCAATAAAGTTAAAATTGCTATGAACCAACCAGTAAGAACAGATGAAATTGTTATTGAAAAAAGAAGAAATGGAGCTGATATATCTCAACCTTTATATTATGATATTACAAATGGTATACGACCAAGAAATAATAATGAGATTTATTTACACGTAGGAGATCCATTTTATATTAAACATAAATCAGCTTTTTGTTTTATTAGTTCATTTCTCGGAACGGATAATGGGACAGGCATAATTGAATATATGCAAGTTGAAAGAAATGACGGTAAGTTTTTTAAATATAAATTTACAAAAAAAGTTCGTGAATTTATTCTTGAACAAGCAAAAGCTGTTAGAGACATAGACGAAGCTAAATTAAATAATGGTACTGTTATAAAAACTGGTGATATTTTAATAGACCATAATAATATTTATAAACAAGTTGAATATATAAGACGTACTCCATATAATACTATTGAGATTAAATTTATCGGTTTAAATTTTTATAATTTAGATAAAATTGAAGGAGAATTAAGAGATCCAAATGCGCCTGTAGTATTTGAAGGTACAAAAATATCAAAAGATAAACCTTATTTAGTTACTTTTTATAGTTCAGAGAATAATGCAATATTAACTTCATCCTTAGTAATGAAGTTTGATGATTTTCTTATCAGAACTTTTGCAAATGATTTAAGCATTAAAATGAAAAAAATAGATGCAATAGAATCTAATCCAGTAACATTAGATAAATTATCAAATAATGTATTTGATTTAGAAGATATTGAGGTTATAGATGATAACCCATATTTTTATAATGGAGGAAGATTGTGTGTTTGCGTCAACAGAGTTGATGATTCTAAAGTTGGAAAACTTATCAAAACAGCAGAAGGTTTTACCTATGATAATGATAAGTGTAGAATCTCTGGAAATATTAACTTCTCAAATTTAGAAAAACAAATAATTAAAGATAAGAAGCTTCATATATCTGGATTTAATTCTGATATAGATTTTTCTAAAGGAGATATGGTTGTTGTAGCAGATTGGGTAAACCCACAAAATATGTTAGTATATAAAGAGATTGTAGAATTTATCATTAATATACAAGATCGAAAACTATCATTTAAATTAAAAGAAGAATCTGGGAAAGTGGAAATTGTTCCTTTTATAATCGGTAATAATATTAAAATAGGAAAAGTAAGACATATCACTAAAGGTTTTGATAAATTAAAGTACACTGATAAGATTAGATCAAAAGTTCCTGGAATTTGTAATTTTCCAAAGAAAGATATTAATATGATCATTGGATTTTTAACAGATACAGGTGGGCAACCTCTTGTATTGTGTTCTAATGGGTGTACATTATGGTATGAAGATGTTTTAGAAAAGTTCGAAATATTTACATCTGAACATAAAGCATGGTCAAGATTATCTGCTGCTGGATTAGATGTTGATAAAATTAAAGTTCAGACTGGAGATTTAATAATGATAAACCATTCTCATTATTTAATAGGTAATCCATCCAGAAATTCTCATTTAAAACCATTTCCAGAAATGCACATATCTTATAATAGAGCAAAAGAAGAAGAGTCTTATTGTCATTTTGATAATTTCTTGAGCCCAAGAATGCTTCAAAAAGATATAATAGAAACAGAATATAGTAATAATTTAGTGCCAAATTATTTGGGTACTTATAAAAAAGTAAAATTAAAATTTAATATTGAATTTCCAATAAATGAAGGGAGTATTGTAAATGTTTGAAATACTAGTACATGATGGGAAAACTAACCCACTCGAAGATGATATATATTATATTGTTGGTAAAGACGGTATATATATGAAAAAAAATTTAGGTATAATGGAAAGTTTAATTCCTGTTGATAAAATACCAGATTTGCAGGACGTTCCATGTTCTGCAGTAATACATATACCCAAACTTCCAGCTACACTATTTGCAAAGGTATATGAGTTTTTTAAAGCAGTTTATGATGAACATAAATCAGAAGCTGTAATTCTTTTATTCTATAATCAAGAAACACAAAAATTTAAAGTTGTAGTTCCGTCTCAGCAAGTATCAGGCGCAGCTTGTGATTATAATAAAGGTATGACTCTTAAAGATATGAATATGATAGGAACTATTCATAGTCATGCTAATATGTCAGCGTTTCATTCTGGAATTGATGATACCGATGAAAAAGTATTTGATGGATTACATATTACAATAGGTAATGTGAATGATGAATTCCCATCAGTATCAACTTCAGTTGTAGCCAGTGGTTTTAGACAAATGTATGCAAATACTGATTACATTCTTGGCATTGAAGATTTTAAATATGAGAAACCTCCTGTTACAAATGCTTATGGTTATACTTATCATACATATAATGCCGGACCAAAAATCAGAGTTAAAATTAAAGTTCCGCCAAGTAAAAGAACTTTTAATAAAAATTGGTTGAAGTTGGTTGAAAAGAAAACATATTCTTATTCTAGTAGATATGTAGGATATGGCGGAAGATATAATACTGGTATGTATAGTTACAACCAGAAAGAAATTGATAAGATGTGGGGTGGAGATCTTCACACACCATGTTATCCATATTCAAATCGTAATATAGCTGCTTCTCATAAATCTGATAAAATTGAGGACATTACAGAAGAAGTTGATAAGTGTCAGAATTGTATTCATCAAAAAGTTGATGAATATGAATATGATATTATTTCATATTATTGTAAAGATTGTTTGCGAGTAGTTGATCTTGATAAAGATGAAGAACAAATTTGCCCACATTGTTTAATTGGAACAGGTTTAATATTACTTGATGATATTTCAGAAGAAGATAAACAATCTGAAATTACTGAAAAAGAAAAAAAGAAAGTAGATAATTTTGATTCTGGAAAGGTTGAATCGACATTAGTTGTTAAATCAGCTAATCCAGCAGAACCAAAAGATATATATATTAAATGTAAAAAATGTGCAAATACTTTTATGCTCGATGAATTTAAACCAATTTGCCCATTTTGTTATGAAGAAACAGAAGTTAAACCCCCAGTTGAAACTGCAGAAAGAAGAAATACTTATTCTGGGTTGTTGGAAGGATTAATAAAAAGATTTAAATCTAAAGGTGTTAATATTGAATAAACTTAATATAGTTATTATCGGTTTGGGCGGAATCGGTTCAATATTAACTGGACGTTTATCACGTTTTCTTAACTTTTCAAAAGATCTCGAATGTAATGTATTATTAGTAGATGGAGATTATTACGAAGCTAAGAATTACGAAAGACAAGAGTTTAATCGTGTTGGAGATAAAGCAGAAATGCAATATAGTGAACTTACTATAAAATTTCCAAGGATTATTTATGATTATAAAAACGTGTTTATCAATGAAAATAATGCTCATGAAATAATTAAAGAGAAATCTATTGTTTTTCTATGTCTTGATAATCACAAAAGTAGAAATGTTGTATCAAATTATTGTAAATCTTTAAATGATATAACCATTATATCTGGCGGGAATGATTTTACTGATGGAAATGTTCAAATATATGTCAAACAAGGAGGAAAAGAATTAACATCCGACTTATGTGCATACCATCCAGAAATTGCTTCACCGACAGATAAATCACCGGAAGAAATGAGTTGTCAGGAACTTTCGGAATCTGAACCTCAGTTGTATTTTGCAAATTTGGGGGCAGCAACAATTATGTGTTGGGCGTTTTATAATGTAGTAATAAACAATGATGTAAAAGCGGGCGAAGTCTATTTTGACATAGTGTCAATGGCTTCATTATCCAAAATTAGAAAAGTGAAACAGGAGAAAAATCGAAATGAGTAATTATACAAAAGCAGATTTAGAGGCAACCACAGCAAAAGAACTTAAAAGAAGATGTGTAAATGAACTTGGTATTCCTGGTATGACCAAGAAACCTAAAGATGTTGTTATTGCCGCAATTCTTGTAAGTCAAAAAACAAGAAATAGTGTTGCTTCCGTAACCATTTCTAAAGCAGAACCAGTGGTTGAAGAAACGGGTCCTGCAGCAATTAATGAAATGAACTTCTTTGCAAAAAGTAGATTGACCAAACCTAATGAGAGAAGAGGTAACAAGTTCTCAACTACTTGTTATATGGCTTGTGGTGCTAATGATGGTAACTTTACAGTTGTTGGAAATACTATTACAGCAGCATTGAATACCTTTGGTGATATCTTGAATGCTGATATTAAATCTACTCCACTTGTAAATGGTGAAGAAGTTAATTCAGAATATATATTAAAAGAAGGCGATGTTGTTGAGTTTCTTAAACCAGCCGGTCAGAAAGGATAGTTAACATTTAACATGAGAGTGAACTTACTTAATGTGAGTTCACTCTCACTTTTTAATGGAGAAAATAATGAAACAAGAAATCGATCAGATTTTAGAAAATAACAAAATTGATAAAATAAAATTCTATCAATATACAACACCTCTTACTAATAATATCTTTACAGCGTGTTTATTTTTAAACACTGAGAAAAAACAAATAGTGGCAAGAGGTGTTTCAATTTGTTCACTTAGAGATTCTTTTATCAAAAAGAAAGGAAAACATAAAGCATTCGGTAGAGCAGTTGAAGCTACTGTTCATAAAACGAATTCTTATAAAATTAAAAGTGAAGGAAGAGAAGAAGAATTTGTCACTCGAGTTATGAAAATTAAAACGGTTGATAAAGAAAAGGAATTTAAAGCTACAATTATTCCTGAATTACTTAAAATAAATCCAAAAATGCCAATTAGTATATCCAAAGCTAATAATAGAACTTTATATTCTTTTAAATTACCTGTTAGCTATCCAATGATTGAAGCTCACAAATTTTTTAAATATAAATCAAGTTACTTACCTAATGTAGCTAATGGGGAAGAAAACAAATTCTTTACAGATGAAAAAGAATCTATGAAGGAGAAATAAACAGTGAAACACAAAAGTGTTACAATTATTGGTTTAGGAACGCTTGGTGGTTATACCGCAGAAGCTGTAGCTGATATTGAAGGAATTGAAAAGATTGTTATTATAGACCATGATACTGTTGAGCAAAAGAATTTAAAAAATTCTATTTATAGACAAATTGATATTGATATATCAAAAGCTTTAGCACTTAAAGAAATACTATTAAATAAAAAACCAGAACTTCAAGTCTGGGCAGCACCTCATAAATATGAAGAAGGTGTAACTGAAATACCAAAAACAGATTTGGTTATTGATTGTCGAGATGTAACATACTCAAGACAAAAAGAAATAAATGCCAGATTTTATATATCCTCAAGATATTTGATAGGCGATTTTCGCAAGAAAGTGGTTTACGAAAAAGAAAGAGATGGAAAATATATAACACAATTAACAAAGAATGATTTAAAACAAGCTGCATCTATTATAGCTATGTTAATTTATAGTGAAACGATTAACACATTAATTTCAAATCAGACAGTACAAAAATATGAGTTAGATTATATTAAACAATTACAGGATAGTTCTTATGATATTATTTATGAAAACCATCAATATGGAAATAAATTTGTTAATTTATCAGACAAGTTGATTCCTATAATTGATGCTAATAAAAACTATCCTATGACATTGTTTATTGGGAATAAATTAAATCCTATTGAAGAATTAACTATCCCTCAAAATACTTTCAATAGTAGTCATGATATTATAATTAAATTTCTTGATATTATAAAAACACAAACAGATTATAATAATTTTGTAGTATCATTAACTAATAGAAGTATAGAATTAATTCCAGAAACAGGAGCAGCATGATAGTAATTGATTATAAAAAAATTATATCTTATATTGTGCCAAAAAAAATAATTTTTAAAGAACAATTATATGAAATTTTAGAATTACCTTTTAAATATAATATTAAAGGTTATACAATTAAACTATGTAATGATAAAATTGAGTCTATTTTGTTAGACTCACCGCATCCTAATGTAAACCCAGAAACAAGGGAACTTTGTATTCCTGATTCTTTAAGAAACCATAAAATAACAAAAGAATCTAAATCAATGATTTATAGTATATTATATTGTTTTAATTTAGATGATTGTTATTTTACACCTTGGCACGAAATAACCTATAAAAAACAGGAGTTTATTAATGGAGAAAAAACAAATAACGAATGAAGACATAAATAAAAAAATAGACGAAACAATTGATAATGTAATTAAGACAAGCAGAGATAATTCTAGATCATTAGTTGATTTAATTTATGAAAAAACAATGCAAACAATTGGAGATTTATTTGATAAAAATATTGATCAAATTAAACAAAAGATAAAAGAAAGGTTATCAATAAATGAAAAATCAAAAACATAAAACATCTGCTTTAGAAATGGAAGTTTTAAATATTGTTGAAAACTGTTTAAAAGAAACCCAAACAAATATTGCTAAAAAAGATTTAGAAGAAATAGTACAACATCTTATGCCAGATTTAGACAAAATGATTGCCAAACAAGTGCAAAAACATTTTGTTGAAATGGGGGAGTTCTTATTAAAGAAGTTTAAAACAGAGGAATAAAAAATATGCCTAAGATTTTAAATTATGAAAAGTTTTGTGAAAACTTAGAAGAAGTAACATCTTTAAAAGCTTTTAATAAAAGAAAATTTCATCATGAGGGATTATTTTCAGAACAGATATTTGGTCCTTTAAGAAATTATACTTGTCAATGTGGTATATATCATGGTCCTTCTAAGAAAGATAGTATTTGTGAAATTTGTAATGTAAAAATTACTAATAGTAATATGAGAAGAACGACTTTTGCTAAAATTACATTACCTATTAAAATAGTTAATCCAATACTATATGATTTGTTTGTTGAATTAGCTGGTAAATTAGTTAAAAGAATGATAGATGATTTAATGAATAATGATAAAAGTATTTTATATGTTGAGGATGAGGCATTTCATGTAACTAAAGATGCTTCTGATATCCCTCAAGGTGCAGAAAAGTGGGAAAAGACAGAAGCTATTCAAGTGTTAGTAGGAGATATTGCTGCTAATATGGCTGAAGAAAATGAATCATGGGAAATTATTCTTGAAAATATAGATAATTTTCTTATTAGTGATGTTATTGTTTTACCACCAGAACTTAGACCAGTTTCTAGCAAACAACAAGGGTCAAGGCATTTGGTAGATCCTATTAATAGACTTTATAAATATATACTTACAAAAAAAATAATAATTGAAAAAACAATTATAGAAGTATCTCGTGATAAAGAATTATATTACGATTACTCTAAACAAATACAATATAAAGTCAAAGAATTATATACAGAATTGCTTAAAAAATTAGCAAAGAAAAAAGGAATAATACGAGGAAACATACTTGGTAAGAGAATTGATTTTTCTGGTAGAGCAGTAATATCTCCAGATCCATATTTAAAATTAGAAGAATGTAAATTACCATATGTAATGGTTCTTGAACTTTATAAATTACCATTGGCTAAAAGATTATTGCAATTAGGAAAATTTAAAATTCTTAATAAAGCAATAGATTATGTTGAAGATTGTGCTAAAAAACAATCTCCAGTATTATTAAATCTATGTAAAGAAATAACAAAAGATGAATATTGTATATTGAATCGTCAACCTTCTTTACATAGAATAGGGATGTTAGCTTTTAAAGTTAAAGTCACTATAGCACATGTTATTAAAATACACCCATTAGTTTGTCCTCCATTTAATGCAGATTTTGATGGAGATCAAATGGCGGTTTATATTCCAATTACAGAAGAAGCGAAACAAGAAATAATTGAAAAAATATCAGTAGCTGTTCATCTTAGTAGCCCAGCTAATGAGAGTTTAACAACTACACCAAGTCAAGATATAGTTTTAGGGATTTATTTCCTTACTTCTAAAGATTTTTCAGATGTTAAATACAAATATAAAAATACAGAAATGTTAATTGGACGAGCAAAATTTAACCAACAATTACCTACTGACTATCCAGTAGTTGAAGGTATTGTTGATGCTTCTCGTTTAATAGACATTCTTAATGATATAAAAGACAATTACCCAATTTCAGAAACAATTTTAACATTAGATAGAATTAAAAAAGTAGGATTTAAATATTCTACACTTTATGGTTGTACTTTATCTTTGAAAGATTTTCATGCACATAGTTCTACAAAATTATTAGATGAAGTTTTTTCAAAGAAAGATGTAAGAGATCAATTAATTGCATTTTCAGATCCCAAAATAATTGAAGCATTAAAAAAAGACTTTTCATATGCATATATGATTGAATCAGGTGCTCGTGGAAGTTGGGATCAAGTAAAACAACTTATCTTCGCAAGAGGGTTCCTTTCAAATTTTGATGGGGAAATCTTACCGACTCCTATAAAACATTCTTTACTACATGGTTTAAATCAAAAAGAATTTTTTACTTCTACTTATGGTTGTAGGAAAGGTTTATTAGATGTAGCTTTAAACACAGGAACTAGTGGATACTTATCTAGAAAATTAATATTCACTGGGTCAAATTTACAATTAGATTCAGAATTAGATGATTGTGGTACAGAAGATTTACTAACAGTTGAAGTACATGATTTATTAAAAGCAAGAATGTTAGTTAATCGCTGGTGTTTAAAAGAAGATGGTACTGATTTATATAAAATAACAAAAGAAAATTGTAAAGATATTGTTAATAAAACAATTCAAATACGTTCTCCAATATTATGTAAATCAAATGGTGTATGTAAAAGATGTTATGGAGATTTACATATAAGTTTACATAGTAAATTTATAGGTATTATAGCTGCACAAACATTAGGAGAAAGAGGCACACAATTAGTATTGAGAACATTTCATACATCAGGAGCAGCTGTTATTAAAGGTGAAGATTCTGATATGAAACAAAAAGATATTATTGGTGAGTTAGCTTCTGTTTCTAAATTACTACATCAATTTGAAGAGAAGGATTATACAATTATTGTTGATAAGCTATTTGGTGTTTACAACAAAAATATATATCATGTTCATTATGAATGTATCGTAGCACAATTAATGTGGTATAAACATCAAAAATGGAGATTGATAGAAGATAGAAAACATATTTCCCCAGAATATCATAGCATACAAAGCGTACCTAATCAAGAAAGTTGGGTATTATCTATGGCATTTTCTAATCCTAAAAAAGCTATTCTAAATGGGATATTATATGAAGGTCAATATAATGGAGCTATGGATAAAATATTAAAAGGGCAATATGTTGATTAATTTATTATGTAGAGGGTGAAAATCCCTCATATAATATTAATAATTTTAAAGAGGAAATAAAAATTGAAAATAATAAATCCCGAAGCAGTAATACAAGATGACATTAAAAATATTTTCACAATGAGACAAATTGATTATGATAATATATTAACTGAAATACAAAAGATTGTTAAACCAGTTGAAGAGATTGGTTTTCAAATAAATGAAGTATCACTTAAAGAATCTCGGTTTTCCTCTGGAGAGCTAGCAAAAACAATAAAAGAAAAGATTGTTATTAAACTACAAAAGGGTCGTAATGAAATAGATCTAAGTGTTTTTATACCTAAGTTGGTAGAAAACAATTATATTTATATTAATGGAAGACAAAAAGTTCCTATTTTTCAATTGTTTGATACACCTGTTGTAACAAGAGGAGATTCAATCAAATTTAGAACCAATGTTGCAGTTTTAATGATATCGAAAGATAAAGAATTCCCACATATTCATTTAAGTTTTATGGGTAAGAAAGTACCATTAGCATTAATAATGATCTGTTATCATGGTGTTGAATTTGTTAAAGAAAAATTTACATTAAATTCTGAAATAAATTCAAACTCTGAAAATTTATTTGAGATTTTTCGTGGTGATTTAAAACTTTATATCGAAGAATCAGAGGGGTATTCAGAAGAAGATTTTATTGTTGAACTTGGAAAATATTATACTAAATATAATACTAAATCAAAAGGGTTAGATATATTATACGCTTTAGATTTAATTCCAAAAGTAGATGTTATAACCGCCAAGTTTTTAAGAAATGATACAGTATTAGAAGAGATTTGTGATATTCTTAAAGTTGGAGAAATTGATGATACATTAACTACCAATAAGAGAATTAGAACTTTTGAATATATAGTTCTTGCAAAGATTTCTAAAATTATATTTGATTTATGTTATACAAATAGAACTACAAGGAATCCAAAATTTAATATTAACTCTACACAAATATTATCTGATTGTAATATTTCAGAAGTTGTACAATTTAATTTTGCAATTAATCCAATTGAGGAATTAACTAAATTATCAAGAATTAGTATTCTTGGAGAAGGTGGATTTAAAAGAGAAAATGCACCAAAACATTTAAGAGATATTAATGATAGTATGTTCGGTCGTATATGTCCTGTTGATACTCCTGATAGAGATAACTGTGGTATACTAGAAAGCTTAGTTCCAAATGTACACCTTGATGAAAATGGTCAATTTACAGATCAAATAGAAGATAAATTACCAATATCTATTCCTGTTTCAATGACACCATTTTTGAAACATGACGATCAAACTAGATTACAAATGTCTTGTTCACAAATGAGACAAGCTATCATGTTAAGAAATTTTGATACTCCTATTATTAGTTCAGGATCTGAGGGTTTATATACTCAGTATACTCAATTTATTAAAATGGCAAAAAATGATGGTGAAGTAATTTATATTGATAAAAAATATATTGTTGTTGCATATGTTGATAAACAAATTGATCTTTTTAATATTTCTTACAGACCAATTTATATTGAACATGTAGATTTTATGAACATCTATGTTAAAATAGGTGATAAATTTAAGAAGGGTGAAATAATAGCTGAAAGTAATTTTTGTAAAAACGGCAATATTAATATTGGTAGGAATTTATTAACTGGAATTATGATACACTCAGGTCATAACTATGAGGATAGTATTGTTATTTCAGATAGGTTAGTTGAAGATGATATTTTAACATCAGTTCATTTTGAAAATTTATCATTTAATATTCCGCCTAATAAAATATTATTATCTTTGAAAAAAGATATATACAAACCATTACCTGATGAATTAGAAACAATAGAATCAGGCGATCCATATGCAATTATAAAAACACTTAATTCTGATAATTACTATTCAGTTTATTCTGATTCAAGAACTTTAGAATCACATAAAAAATTCTTAATTGCTGAAGTTAATTTATATGGCAATGAATGGAATCAAGATATTCCTTCTTATAAAGAATGGGTAGAAAAAAGATTAGATGAACAAGCGGATAATGCAAAAGACTTACAAAAAGTTTTAATGAAAGTAATGGATAAAAAAGAAGCCAAGAAGATTATACGAGATCAAGAAATTGATAAATTTGAATATACTGGAAAGTATAAACATAAAAGAGAAAAACTTGAAGGTATTAATGTAGAAATGTTTGCTATTCATTTTAGACGAATACAGATTGGTGATAAAATTGCTAATAGGCATGGAAACAAGGGCACAATATCAAGAGTTATTCCTCATGAACAGATGCCAATGCTTCCTGATGGTAGACACTTTGATATTTGTATGAATCCATTGGGCGTTATTTCAAGAATGAATATTGGTCAATTATATGAAATTCATTTGAGTATGGCAGCATCTCGTGTTATTTCAGATGTAAATAAATTAATAGATGATAGTACAACTAAAAATCGAAAGGTAAATCAAAAAGCAATAAAAGATTATCTATTGGGTTTTATAAAAATTATAGATCAAACAACCGATCATTGGTATTATAAACAATTTAAAGAACAATTACCAAAGATAGTTACCAAAGAATTTATGAATGAATTTACTATTATTCAAGCTCCTTTTCAATCATGTAAGTTAGAGCATATTGAAGCAGCTTTAAAATATACAAAAACTGATTATGAATATAAAATATATGAACCAATTTCTAAAACCTTTATTAAAAATACTATAGCTGTTGGTTTTCTATACTTTTTTAGAATGGTGCATATAGCTGAAGAAAAATTAGCTGCCAGAGGTATTGGTATTTATTCCAGAAGAACATTGCAACCTTTAGGTGGTAGAAAAAATAAAGGTGGGCAAAGATTAGGCGAAATGGAAACAGCGTGTTTACTTGGTCATGACGCCCCTATTAACTTACATGAATTTTTAACAACTAAATCAGATTGCACAGATCTAAAAAATGAATATATTAGAAAGTTTATAGATGCAAGTGTTACAGATGATATTGAAAATATAGATACCGTTCCAGAGACAGTTAAATTATTAAATTCTTATCTAACTGTTTTAGGTGTTGATTTAAATTAATATAAAGGGAGATTGTAAAAGATCTCCCCTAACATTAAAGGAAACATAAATGGATGATATTCAAGAAGATGAAACACAATATTATACCGATACCTTTATTAGTCGCCAATATAATCATTTAAAACCACAACAAAAAATTGATATTTTATGGGAAGCCTTGGATAAAATGCAAGAATATAATGGACGTTCAAAACTATTATGTGTTGCTATGGCTCTTGGTTATGATAATAACGAGGGAGCTTATGATACATATTATAAAAGGAGTTTATAAATGAATGATACACTACCTGATATACAAGATACAAAACCAAAAATCCAAATTCCTATCCGAGAGGTTGGAGTAGGAAATATACAGGTGCCATTTTATTTAGAAAGTAAAAGTGGTGGAATGAGAAATATGATTGCTGATGTTTCTATGAGAACTAATTTAGATAGTTTAACTAAAGGTATTTCTATGTCTCGTTTAATTAGAACTTTAAAGAAATATTTAGATTTACCACTTAAACAATCATTGATCAAAGAGATATTAATTAATTTAAAAGCTAATGTTGGTACTACAGAAAGTTATATGAGATTTGATTTTCGTCTTCCTATTATTAGAAAATCTATATTATCAGATAATGAATTTCCAATATTTCATACTTGTAGATTTGAAGGTCAAATGAGAGGAGATGAATTTAAATTCTTTCAAGGAGCAACAGTGCAGTATGCATCATATTGTCCATGTTCTGCAGAATTATCAAAAGATCTTAGATCTAAAGGTTCAAATGGATTTCCTCATGCTCAAAGATCATTTGCTGAAATATTAATTGAAGGTGAGGATAATTCTTATATATGGTTAGAAGATATTATAGAGTGTGTTGAGCACTCGATTAAAACTTTACCATACCCTATTATTAAAAGAGTAGATGAACAAGAGATTGCTCGTATTGCAGCAGAGAATCCAATATTTGTAGAAGATGCAATTAGACAAATTAGTTTTGAATTGGATAAGTTGCCAGTTAATGATTGGATAGTTAAATGTTCTCATGAGGAATCTATTCATACTTCAGAAGCTATTGCTGTTAACTGGAAAGGGGTTGACAATGGTTTCAGTTACAAAAATTTCCTTTGATTGTTCGTGTGGTAGAAAATTTCCAACAAAAAGAGGATTGAGTACTCATAAAAGATATTGTGGTAATTATAAAACCTGGTATCATGGTGGTTATGAAATGATGACTGGAGATGATGGTAATCCAATTGAAGTTCATAAATATAATATAGAACAAAAATTAGGTCGTAAATTAAAACCTGGTGAATTAGTACATCATAAAGATGAAGATAAATTAAACAATGATCCAGATAATTTAGAAATTACAACAAGATCTTTACATTCTAAATATCATTTAAAAAAATATTTTGATAATTTAACAGAAAATGAATGGAATATTATTAAACAAAAAAGATCAAAAACAAAAAAGAAACAATTTATAGACAGCGGATATAAAAATACTTCTCCCTTAAATAAAAAACAAGTTTTAGAAATTAAAGAAAGACTTGATAATGAAGAATGTGGAGTTTTCTTATCTAAAGAATTTAATGTAAGTTCAACAACTATATATAATATTAAAAATGGTGTTTCATGGAAGTGGATAAAATAAGGAATAAACTATGGGAATGTTAAAAGATGTTATAGATAATAATAATAATAAACATTGGAATGTTCATAACAGAGAGTTATTATCATATTCAAATATAGCAACTTTTCAATATGGATCTGATATATTTATTAGTAAAAGTAGATATGGAAATTTTGGGTTTGTTAATTTACCAAGTGTTTTGGATCTTATAATTAAAGATTATTATAATGTTGAGACTACAGATAAATTAACTAGATTTGCAATGTTTAATATTCCAATAAAAGAAGAACTAGAAGAGGCTATAGATAAAGTTTTAATAAAACATGGAATAAAGAAAAGGTGAAAAAATGAAAGATTGGAATTATATTTTAATGATAATAGGCGGAATTTTAGCATTATGTTTATTCGTATGGGGAAGTTACTGGGTAGCTAAAAATGTTAGTTATTGGTTATTCTATGAAGATATGGTAAAAGAAACAATAAGAGAAATGATTGATAAAAGATATTTAATAGGAGTATAAAATGACAAAGAAAAAACACGTAGCGAAAACTTTAAAAAACTTGGTAAGGAATAATTTAGCAATGCAATTGATTCTTGATAGAGAATCAGATATGACTGATACAATAGCAGAAGTTAAAAAGTATTGGACAGTCGATATGTATACTAGAAAACCTGGACCAGCATTGGTTGATGGAGTATTTAAAGGAACCGATTTAGATCTTGCTTGTTTCTTAACAGCATTAGCAGAAAGAGGAGCAGTTTTAAATCTTCCTGTTTATAAATCAATGAGACCAAAAACTCATAAAGAGGGGGAAAGAATCTCATCTGGTGAAAATAGACATGGAAAGATTCTCAGTTTAGTTTCCAACAAAGATGTTTTTAGTTTCTCTCTAAAGATTTTAGATATGAACGTGATGACTTCTGAGTCAGTTGGTGAACCACGAGCATTTTCTTTAACAACTCCAGATGGAAACTGGTATGATGGTTGGGAAACAATCCAGTGGGATCCATCTGCTAAAGAAAATCAGTTTCTAACTGAAAATAAATTATGGACAGAAAGTAAAGTAGTGTTTAAGCATTTTGTTCATCCAAATAGATGGATAAGTCTTTATGGTAAACATTATTTTGTAACTAAAGCTTTAGTTAATAGATTAACTGAACAAGCAAAAGATAATTTTAAACAGATGAAAAGAATGCTTGCTGAGGGAATTGAATATCCAGAAACTGGAGAAGGCGCTCAAAAAGTATGGCCTAAGTCTACTAAAGAAGCTGGTAAGTCAGTTAAATTTGAATCACTTGAAGTTGAAATTGATCTTCCTAAAAATGATACAGAATACTTACAGTTAAAAAGTACTCAGGAAAATTTAATTAAATTAACTGAACAGAGAAGAAAATGGAACAGTACAGATATTCCAACTTTGAGATTTGCAACTCGTATCACTGAATATGCTTTTTATAAACATGGATTGGCTCAGGATGGTAAAGAAAAAATGCCAGCTTGGTTATCAGGTGGTACTAAATGGGATAGAAATTTTAAATTACCAAGAAAACAAATTGAATGGGATAGATTAAAATATGATCAATTGTTTGTTGGAGATCTTTCAACTGCACTAAGAAAAAGAGTTAAATTAAAAGCTGAAATAATGGCAAAAGATTTTGTAGTTAAATAACATGTTATTATCTGATGTTAAACATCATAATGATTGGGAAGAAGTTTTAAATGATAAAGAATTAAGAGAAGCTGGTTTTCAAAAAGCAACATGGGATAGATGTTGCTTTCAACATCATAATAATAAAACTTGGTATCGGTTAAGAAAAAAACAAGAAGTTAAAGATTCATCAAGATTGGATCGTAGAAAAGGTGATATTGTTTTATTTGGAACTAGTTATAAGTTATTTGATGATTATAGAGACTGGTATTATACTAATGAGGATAAGAAAATTTATGGGAAATTAAATAAATTTGTTCCAAGATATGCTAATGAAGAATTAGGTATGGTCGTAGGTCGCCACCGGTGGCTTAATGTTAAATCTTTTGGAACTTTTAGAAATTATGGAACAACTGTTATGATGATTAGTGGTTCTAAAAAAGGGCATCTTAGAAAATATGGTGCAGCCAATTTTAAGATGTTATCAAAATTTCCTCATGACGATTTATTTAATATAAATTTATCAAACAAACCTATATTAAAAGATATTTTTAATAATATATTACCTTTAGATGAAGATGAAAGAGCTCGTGATAAGTTTATCGAACAAGCGAAGGAGTTATTATGACAGATGAAAAACAAATTAGAAATACTATTGAATTATATATCAAAGAAAGAAAATATCAATCTATGCTATTTGGAAAATATGAAGATGATAAATCTTTAAGTTTACCAAGTTTTTTAATCTTTCTTAAAACATATGTAGATAAAGCTTTAGAAGCTTACAGTGGAAAATGGCAGCGCGACTTACCGCCCTGGTTAAAAGGTTGTGCTGAATATAAAAATCATGGGGTCGCTCCAGTAAAAGCATATGAAGAGCTTATTAAAATTCGAGCTTTAGCTGGTGCCGCTTTAGAAACATATACAGATATTGATGTTGCTAAGTGGAGAGAAGACCCTGAAAAAGATATTCAGAAATGGAAGAATAAGGGAGATGATGATGAATGATAATTTAGCTGAAATGGTTAAAAATTTAACTCCATCTACTTCGCCTGAGATGGTAGATTTAGAAGAGATAGTTGAAGAAGAAGATGTTGTTGAAAGAGAAGAACCAAAAGATAATAATACAATTAATATAACAAGTCTTTTGAATTGGTTTGAGAATAATGAGACTGCATTTGAAAATCTTAAACCGGTGAAAGTAAAAATTCAAGATGGCGATCCGAATAATTTAATTCTATCGGTTCAAAATCTTGAAGGCAGAAAAAATGATGATAAAAAGATTATGCGTATAATTTTAGGATTTGAAAATGCACATAAAATTCCGTTTTTAAATTTACAAGCAATAGCTATGAATATATTTAAAAATAATAATTTTAGAGTATTGTATCCTACTAATATTGAAGATATCTTTGTTAAATGTTATAGCGTTAACAATGGATTGATAGCAATATTTTGCAGTCATCATGGGGATTTATTAATTCCTTATGTTATTAAAAGGATTAAAAGAAAAGATAAAAATATAGAAATTATCACAAATGAAAATAAAGATAATTTAGATACTATACTAAGTCAGGATGCTGACTTAGAAGCAATACAACTTTTATATAAACAAAGTGTTAAAGTTGTTGATAAATTAAGTGATAATAAAAGTGTTATAGAATGGTTGCTTGGTAGACAAAAAGATATTCTCGATATTAACCATTTATTACAAATTGATAATCTTATAATTGAAATTATGAAAGGTTAGATAAAGTGGGGGTGGATATAGTAAAATATATTCACCCTCTTTTTTTATTATGAACATTAATAAAGATGTTAGTTTACTTTTAAGAGATGTTTATTTATATGATATAGTAGCTTGTCATTATGTCATTATGGAAAAATTAGGATTAGATGTATCCAATATTAATCGAGAAGATAAAGTAATGAGAAACATTCAGATTGGAAAATTAATGCGTCGTAATCCACAATTAACATCATCTCTAAGAAACACAACAAAATCAATTATTGATGAATACATTTTGCGAAACAAACTTAAAGAAGAAGATATTATTCTTAGACAATATGATGGGATTATCATTACTAAAATAATAAAAGAAACAAATATTGGTCATGTTCCTTTAGATTTACAAAAACACTATCAGATATTTATTATATCAATAGATCGAAAAAAATATATTTCAATTGATAGTAATTATAAAATATCAATAAAGGGAGTTGCTTTTAAATACCCCAAAATGAATAAAATATATGAACAGCTTTTACGTATTAATTATGCAAACAAAAGTTCTGTTTTTAGAAACTTACAAAAAATCAAAGATAAATTTATGGAATCATCTGATGTTATGTTATTTGCAATTCCAACTACAGATGATAAGTATACTATTTATTTAAATGGTTATGGCGAACTTAAATCAACTCGTCAAACTTTAAATGTATTAGATCATAGAGATATTAATAAAGAAAAATATTTTAAATTTTATATAGAACCATTTACAAAAAGTATAACAATAGAATTTTTAAGATAGGAGATAATAATGACTGGAGCTTATTTAAGAGTAAAAAGAAAAGATAAGTGGGAAAATATAGAAATTGAACATTTAACTGATAAAGAAAGAGAAATTGTTTTAAAAGATGATCCTCGGTTAATGCAATGGTTACATATTGTATGTAATGAACTTGTATCAATAGATAAACTTTTAAAAGAACTTGAAGAAAGTGGAGTAATATCAAAAAAAAATAAAAAACTCCCAAACGGAATAGGAGGCCAAAATGACGTCTTTTAACGATAGAGCCGCTAGCATGGATTTAGATATAACAAAAGCATATAAAGGGTTGTATTCATACGCTGACAGGTTCAGCGAAGTAATATATAGAAAACTTTGGACTGATTATGCAGAGGATGATGAAACTGATGATACTGACAGAACTGATGTTCCAAAAATAGCTGTTTACACAAAACCAGCAGATTCAGGTAGGATAGATGAAAACTTCCAATATGTTGGAGTAGTTTCAGATCTTTATTCTTTTGTTGGTAATGATATTTTAATTAAAAAAATTAAAGAATCAATTATTAATACAGGTAATCCAATCATTGAAGAAGATACAACTTTATATAACAATTTTACAAAAATGAGAAATGAGATTACTATTAGTAGCTCTCAACATAACCCTATTGCGGGAGATATTATACCAATCATTATTGTAAATAATAGTTATGATGGAACTAAAGCTGCTTCAGTTTCATTTGGATTAGCTATGAATCATAACTCTGAGCGAATATCTTTTTCTTTTAATCTTGGAGAAATAAAACAAATTCATATTAGCAATTCAAATACTAATATGGAAGCTCCAATTGAATCATACCTTGAAGTATTTTCACAAAATATAGGAACAATGATAACAGATAGTTTTAACAATCAATTAACAGAAGAAGAGATGTTTGGTACTCTGGATGTTATAGAAAATATAAGCAAGAACAGAAAGAAAAGTATTTCAAATCTTCTTAAAGAAATGTTACCTGATGTTATAGAAGGACAACCAATTCCTTTACCATCATCATGGCAAGTCTTTTTATCAATAGTAAGATTCAGTAGTTTCGAAACAAATTTGAATGTTAAAAAAATGCTTGAGAATGCAGCTCAAAGCGCACTAGTTATACCAGGTCAAATGTTTAATGTATTAAAACAGTTGGAAAATATCAGACCTGCTTAATATTAAAAGCTCAAGCTTAGTTATTAATATATATTAATAAGTAATCTATAATGGAAGATGGGGTATAGTTTTAAACTACTTATACCCTATTTTTTTTGGAACAAAAAATAAAAAGGAACCTTTAATGCCAGAAAAAGATAGAGTTTTTACTCCGAGTCGGTTATATGATCTACAAGTTAAAATTAAAGACTTAGATTATACAAATGATGTTATTAATATTATGATTAATTCATCATTATCGACAGCATACTATGTTGTTACTTTAACATTGAGTATCGATCCGAACGATATTATTATTGAGGAGTTGTTTGGTGGAGATCCAATCAATATAGGAATAACTCTTATCCGTGAAAATAAATTTCCTGGTCCAAGACTTGACATGGAATTAATGTATGTTTCAGCAAATTTCCCATTAACAATGAAAGGTGAATCATCTAAATTAACTCAGAAAGATAGAGTTCCTTTAAATATTACAACTGTGGCAAGACAACCATATAAAATAATGAATACTCTTGTTAATAGAGTTTTTATCGGCACAACATTAAAAAAAGTTATAGAACAATTATCTAAAGATGCTGGAGCTAAAATTGTATATGATACAACAGATCAAAATACAAATAAAATTAAACAATTATGTATACCACCATCTACATTATATAATATAATAAAAGAATACTCCAATGACCCAGATAATATGTTCGATGGTTATTTGGATCAAAGATTTGGACTTTTTAATGGTACCGCTGGTGTTTTTTGTAATAGCGATACAGTTTATATTAAAAATTTATCAGGAAAACTAAAACAAGCTCAAACATTTACAGTATATGAATTAGGTGCTTTAAAAGATCAAAAAGAGCTTGAACGTATATTAGAAGAATGTATTGAAGGGAAAACATTTTATACTTATAATGAAATTGAAACTGATTATGCAGGGAACGCTAAATTTGCTAAGATAGCAACCAATTTAAAACATATAGTAAAGCCACATAATACAATATCAACTACATTAACTCAAAATTTAAAAGAGGTCGTTAAAAATTATTCATTACAATATCAAAGTAAAGGGTTAAATAATAAATTATTTATAGATAAAATCTTAGATAGAACTCGTTATTATAATGAAGATACTGGTCATGATATAGATCCAACATTATTTAATTCTCGATTTGGACGATCGGTTTCTAATACAGCTACAATCTCTTTAGATATTGAAAGGAATTTGCCAGTTTTAAATTTATTAAATGTAGGTGAATGTGTTAAATTTAAACCTAAAACAATAGAGTATTTAGAACTTGAGGGTAAATATATTTTATGGAGTAGCACAATCAATTTTATTAATAATGGGAACTGGGAAACATCAGCAACTATTAACCTTATAAGAACAAATAAAAAGAGTTAATTATGATAATAACAAAAGAAAAAAAATTAAAAACACAAGCGAATAATTATGTTACGTTATATTTAAAATGTAAAAATGATTTTAATTTTTTTTGCAAGAAGTATATACTATTAGAAGCTCCTGGTGCAGATATACATTTTAATCCATATAGAAAACAAATAGAGTTAACTGATTTAATTGATAAATTTCATTACTTGTTTGTTTTAAAGAGTCGACAAATAGGAATCTCTACTATTATTCAGGCTTACGCAACTTGGTTAGCAATATTTTATGATAATACAGTTGTTGGTATTATTTCTAAAGATGGAGCAGAAGCTACAGATTTTGCTCGTGTTATACGTGGTATGATAGAAAAACTTCCAAGATGGATGAAACCACCAGGTGGTGCTATAGGACCAGGTTTTAATAAAAGAACAGAAAGATCTTTTATATTAACTAACGGAAGTAAGGTTTATGCTTCACCAGTAAATCCAAATGCTCCGGAAAAAACATTGCGTGGTAAAGCTCTTACATTTTTAGTTATTGATGAAGCGGCTTTTGTTAATTATATTGATACTGCGTGGACAGCAATAGTTCCAGCTTTAGCAACAAACCAAATGGCAGCAAGAAAAGTTGGTGTTCCTTATGGTACTGTTGTTTTATCTACACCTAATAAAACTAATGGTGTAGGTGAATGGTATTTTAAACGATATCAAAAAGCTATTATGGGTTCTGATATTTTTACACCATTTGTTATACATTGGAAAATGATTCCAGAATTAGCAGATGATCCAGACTGGTATAAAATTCAATGTTTACTTTTTGATAATGATAAAAAGAAAATAGCACAGGAGCTTGATTTAAAGTTCTTACCTACAGAAGGATCTTTCTTTGATACTGATACAGCAGAAGCAATACAAAACGCTACAGTAAAACCAAAAAGAATTTCTAAGTTATACAATGGAGAGATTTTAACATTTGCCGAACCAAGGTCTGGAAAATATTATATTCATGGGGTTGATACAGCGCCAGAACATGGTGAAGATAAATCAGCAATAACAGTTTGGGATTATGAAACATTAGAACAAGTTGCTGAATATCAAGGCAAATGTAAAGTATTAGATTTTGTTAAAGCTGTTAAAGTTATGGCGTCTACATATCCAGGGTTGATAGTTGTGGAATCAAATTCATACGGCAACCAAGTTGTAGAGCAATTAAATAATAGCGAATATGCCTTCTCAATGTATAAAGAAAAACGTGGTAAAGAAATGTTATTTCCAGGGTTATCAAATAATAGTAAAACAAGACCATTAATGATTGATGCGTTATATTCTTATGTTTCAGAATATCCAGAATCTATTAAATCAGAAAGATTAGCTTTAGAATTAACTGGGTTGGTAACTAAAACAAATGGAAGAGTTGAAGCAGATACGGGAGCTCATGATGATTTAGCTCTCGCAACTTCATGTGCTTTTTATGTTAGAAAATATGATCCACCATTATTAATTAATACAGAAGCTTCTGCAGCTCTTACAAGTGAAATGTCCAGTATCATAAGAAGTAATTCTGATGTAAGTAATGAGTTTACAAATGCTGGCATTATAAAACATGCAAAAGAACATATAGGTGAGATGGGTGGTTTTAATGATATTTTAAAAATGTATGAAAATGTATAGGAGTTTCTAAATGACACAGAAAAAAGTTAATGAAATTTTTGCTGCACCAAGAGGTGATTTAAAGATAGTTGCAAATTTTGGTGGAATAAAAGTTCATACATCACAAACTTTAGTAGAAAAATTTTTAAAAGCTATGTCGAAAAATTCAAGAACAGCTCCTATTGCTTCAGTACTTTTAAAGTTAATACAAAACAAAGAATTTATGCCTTGTTATTTAACTGATAAGGTTTTAAAAACTTTATTGAGAAAACAACCTCCAGAGTTTAAAGGTTATGTAGGAATGTCAATGGGGAAATATATTTTTGTATTTGTTGATAATGATACAAACATATTTGGTTTTGCTTCTAATGAACAATTAGCTATTACAACATTACATGAACTAATTCATAAAAGCGCTGAAAAATTCCCAAAACAATTTTATCAAACATTTATACCAGAGTTAACTCTTTTTTACAAAAATTATTGGGCAAATATTTTTAGCTTACAAAAAGATAAAATTAAAGATAAAGATATACAAAATATTATAGAATTTTTATTTAATACTACAGAAAATAATAAAAGAAATAATTCTGTTTTATCTACATACAATAATATGTTATTAAACCTATGTGTAAATATTACAACTTTAAATAATAAACAAATTCAAACTTTAATAAAAGAATATATTGTTTTGATTAAATTAATTTGGAAAGGAATGGATTCTAACAATCCTACTTTAATAGAAAAGGTAATATTAGATTCAAGACATTTAATAAACCCTTTATATCATTCTTATAAAAATTCATTTGGTATTACTGTTAAACACATTAAAGAATTGTGTTATCAAGAATTATATGCACCATCCGAAGTAATATCATTACCAGCTTTAATTAAACAACCAAACCCTAAAATATATAAATTGATTAAAAAATTATAATCGGAGAAATATTTAATGGCAAATAATAATGACAACCTTGGGGATGTTTCAAAAGAATCAGAAAGTCTCCGTGCCAGAAAAATTAATAGTTTGCATCGATCAGCTGATGAAGTAGTTCAACAGCAAAATAGAAGAAGAATACAAGCTAACAATCAAATAAAAGAAGCTGGTTTGTCATCAGAAACTGAAAAAAGTTATAATGGAATTCTAAAAAGTTTAGGACGTACAGTTGAACATTTATCAACAGGTGTAAAAAAGATTACACTTGATACCAGTAAAGCAACAAGTGATGCTATTGGACAATATGGTAAAGCTGTTGGAGAAGATATTAATATAAATAAATCTAATACTATTGCTATGGCTCTTTCTAAATCTACACCAATATTTGGTTACTTTGCTGCTAAGTTTATGGAAACAGATGTATTTAAAGATTCTGCTAATAAAATCAAACAAAACATCGGTACAGCTATGCACGCGGGAATTTCAAAAGCAAGTAGTGCTTTTACTAAAAGTGCAAAAGGTGCTGCAAGTTATGCTGGTCAAAAAACCGCATCAGTTGAAGATTTACAAAGTTTAAAAGCTTCATTTGATAAAGGGATTCCAAAACTTCAAGCTGGTGGTTATGTTAAAGAAGGTGGTATAGCTCAACTACATGCAGCAGAAGTAGTTACTCCAATTGATAAGCTTTATAAACAATTTGGTGAAATATTAGAATTACAAAAAGAACAACAAACTGTTATGACCAACATATTTATAAGAGAATTTAAAAGAGGTCGAATAGTTCAAAGTGATGATCAACATAAATTAATAAAATCATTTGATGAATTAAGAGCTGGTTTAATTGGTTCTGCTGATAGAACAAGAGTTGCATGGCAAGCAACATTACTTAAACATCCAACGTTTCGTAGTATGCTGTTATTTAAAGATATATTGAAACAATCTTTTGTATCTCCAATCAAATGGTTATTTGGGTTGAGAGGTAGCTATAAAGGCGATGTTACAACTGCTATGTCATCATCAAATGTATTTCTAAAACAAGCTAATCTTTTAGGAATAATTTATACTGGGTCAATGACAAAATTTGATCAGATAATTCAATATACAAGAGCAACAGCAGAAGCATTAGTTGGTGAAAAAATAAGTCCGAAAAAAGATTATTCAACATATACCATGTTTGAAAAAATCAAAGCTAAGTTGACTTCAAGAACGTTACCTGGCAAGTCTAAATCATTATTCCAAGATGTTATATCTAAATTAGGATTAGATGAGGCTTCATTAAAAGATGCAGGTATTACTTCATTAAAAGATTTTGCAAACTTAAGTAGAATTGGTAAAAGTGCAGGATTGACTTTTGCCAATCTAAAAGGTAAAGTACTTGAGGATGATAGTTTTTCAAAAACTAAAGATTTTTATAGTTCTGTAGCTAATAGTTTAAAAAATCTTGTTGGTATGAAAAGCGATCAAGAAGAACGAGAAGGACCGCATTCCCCAAGTATGGCACAAAATATATCTGCTCAAGCTGAAGTTGCTATAAAGGAAGCAGGAGAAAATAAAATTCATAGAAATAAATCATTGAGTTTATGGTTTAAAATAAAGAAAAATAGTGTTATGCAATCAAATTATATGAAATCTATGAAAACTCATTTACGAAAATTAAAAGGTCGTCTGTGGGATATTACTTTATTTGCTATGGCATTTTTCAAAGATATATTTTTTAAAGGAATGGGAATGTTTAAGACCTTACTATCTAGTATAGGACTTGGTGGAGCTGCTGGAGCTATTACAGGGTTCGGTGGTAAAATTGCTGGCGGTGTTAAAAATTTATTTGGAAAAGCTAAAGGTGCAGTAGGTCTTGGTAAATCTGCAGCTACATTAGGCGAAGGTGGTATGTTAAAAGGAGCAGGAAAAATAGCTGGAAGACTTGCAGGTGGTGCAGCTGGTGGTATTATTGGTGTGGGAACAGGTTTATGGGATTTGGTTCAAGCGATTCGTGAAGGAAATGCAACAGGGTTTGTAGGTAATTTTATAACAAGAGGAATTTCTGGATT